ATTTGATTTGCTACATCTAACCGTGCGTCCTGCACGTTGGTTGATTGCTTTGCTGGTTTTTTCCATTCAACAGCGTTGTTAGCCCAGTTGCGAAAAGCAGCAGACCAATCCTTGTATGTCTTGCCATTAGCAAGGCAATAGTCTTTAAACTTGAGGTGTTCTGCGCTTACAGGAATGTTTGCTGCACGTAGAGTTGCCATAGCTGTCTGGCACGGAATGAAATCTTCTGGGTATGCAGTAGCCCGTTTTGCTTTCGGCTTATCCACTGAACAAAGTGAAGTAGATATATCTGTATCTGATTCTGTATCTGTATCTAGCCGCGTTAGTAACGCGTTACTGTCCGTTACATTTGATTTATTGGAGTGGTTTTCACGGTAACGGCGCTGTCTTTCAGCGGTTGTATTGTCTTTGTCAGACTTGAATTGGCGCTTGTCCCAACCAGTTGGTTGCCAGTTGTCACCGATAAGTCGAACTTCCTTTAAACGCTTCTCAAGGTTTTCCAGTTCGATTTGTTGCAGACCCAACTTAACCCCAATTCTGCGATTTAAAAATGATGCGTCATCATCGCTATCAAGCAGACCAGAGCACTTGAGACACAGCAGGGCAACGTAATGCCACCTGTCCTCAAAGGCCAACATACGCACCTTTTCATCGTCTATAACTTCTGAATACATACGAAACCACGGGTTACTCATGCTTGCTCCATTTCGTTAATAAGAAAGTCGCAGCACTCCTTTACGGTCTTGCCTGAAGCTGTGCGCCACTTTGATTTCCATAGGTAGCTGACTACTTTTGTAGTCGCTAGGGGGATTACGTCCGATGATTCGTGATGAGAAAACAGAATTACTGTTGGTATGCGGTTGCCTGATTCGATACGCTCAAATCCTATTTTCTGGCCTGTAGTAAGTGGCGCACCCTTAAACTTGGTTTCTACATAAACAAGTAACTTGCCCTTGTAGTCAAAAAAACCATCAATGTCCGTAAAGGACAGGTTTCCCCATACAAGGCCAGAGAAGTCCACAACTTGCTTGAGTTGCTCCATGTTGCGTATCACTTGAGCATCCCTGACTGCTTGTAGAAGTTGAGCGCCATAGCAATAAACCGTGCTTGGTCGTCAACAGAATTTATTAGCGTTTTATTAGTTTCCGCACTATTTTCGTAACGGTCATTGACAGACAATGAAGCTTCGAAACTTGTCAACGCTTCTAGTAGGACTTGACGAATGAGGACAGACTTGCAGCACCCTTTGGCATCAGCCATCCGTAGAATGCGGCCCTCAAACTCTGAGGTAGCTTCAAAGCTAACGCAGACTTTAGGTTCACGTGTCATCAAGTGCCTTTCTTGTAAAAAGCCCCGGTGGTCTGGGGTGGAGGTCGCTCATGGAGTAGCGAATTTGTTATGAGTATTTTGCGCCCATGCAAAACTAATGTCAAAACTTTTTTTGCACACGCGCAAACTTTCTTCTGGCAATGTGGATTTATGACAATCGGTAGCAGAGTTAAGGCAATGAGAATTGCTAAAGGGTTAAAGCCCTATCACTTGGCTAATGCCATTGGGGTGAGCGCGTCTACTGTTTCAAGAATTGAGAACGGCGAAACAAAAGCCTTAAAAGCTGACACGGTTTTAGCACTGGCAAAGGCGCTTGATTGCTCGCCAGAATGGTTAAACATAGGTAAAGGATTGCCAGCCGCGCCAAGTCATGCTGAATCGCTAGAAGAAACTGAACTTGTATCTATATACAAATACCTTTCCTATCAAAACAGGTGTGCATTAATGGCAACAGCCAGAGCATTACTTAATGCAGAACCGTCAGAGCCATCAGCAACAAACCCATTTCCTAAAGCCAAAAAAATAGCAAATTAAAAAAAGTTTGCACGTACGCAAAATAATTGTTGCTTTTCTTTTTGCGTGGGCGCAAAATGCTTCCCATACCGTTTCATTTCGAAGCGGACGAAAAGGAGGCAACCAAGTGCTAAACATAAACGACCTTACCGAAGATATGGCGCAGCAAGCCATTCTGCAAACCGAAGTAATCGAATCAATTTACGATTCCGACCCCGAAACATTTTTCTGCAAGATTGCCCAGATGAATCACGGCAACTTGTCTGACCTTGAATTCAAAGATTGGCTGGCTGAAGAAGCCAAGTTCACTACATACGTGGCGCGTCAAGTTGAAATCGCCATTCAAAACGAAGCCTTTTACGGGGAGTAATCAAATGTACACACGACTTGTATTTGGTCACGAACTTGTAAGCGAGGTTTTGCGGGATGCCAGAGACCACAACGCGCACTTGTTTATCAACCAAGAAAAAACACAGGCCATTGTTTGCGACTGTGAAGAATTAAAAGGGTTTGTCCAAGTTGGCACGGTATTAGCCAACAAGGTTAATGAACTGGTGGCGGCATGAAAGCAATTGAGTGGGCGCTAGGGTTTTTTATGTTCATCACCTTCTGCTTGGCCCAAGCACTTGTTAGTGCCAATGATGAATTAGCAGAAGTTAATCGCCAGTTTAATTCCTGCATCAATGGGGAAATGATTGGAAAAAACAGCGAGGCGTGGCTGGTATGCAAAGGCGTTGAGGAAATTAAGACTGTTCAACTTATTTGTCCTGTAAAGGGGGCTTGCAATGGATAACGGCGCGGATTGGCGGCAACAGCAAGAGTTAGAGGAAGAAGCCATGCACAACGAATCAATCACCCAAGCACTTTACGCTCAGAGGAAAGAGTTAGAAGAAGAAGCGGCATGGGCAGAAGTTGAAACGTGGCTCAAGACTAAGACCGAATTTTTAGGAGTAGAGAAATGAAAGCAATAGCACAAGCACTGGTTAAAGCGCAGAAGTCATTTGCCCCTGCACTCAAGACAAATACTAACCCGCACTTTAAAAGCAAGTATGTCGGGCTGGATGGTTGCGTAGAGGCTGTTATTGACGCACTCAACGACAACGGCATTTTCCTTCTGCAAGGCACTCACGAATGTGATGACGGGGTAATTATTGAAACCGTGTTTATCCACGAATCTGGCGAACAGTTGTCCGCAGGGAAATTGCACGTTCCAGCCGCTAAGAATGACCCGCAGGGGTACGGTTCGGCGCTGACTTACGCAAGACGTTATAGCTTGATGGCAGCCTGTGGAATTGCGCCAGAGGATGACGATGGAAACGCCGCAAAGCCCTATGTAAAGACTTCAAAGCCAGTGGCTAACATTGGGTATGAAAACCTGAAGAAAGCCGCAGCAAAGGGTACTGCCGCATTCAGAGAGGCATGGAAGTCAACCAAAGAGAATATGCGCCCTACTGACCATGAAATTATTAACGAACTGAAGGCAATTGCGGATTCTGCGGATTCCATGATTGCGACACAGGCTTAATCATGGAGCAACGCACAGAAGAATGGTTTAAAACCCGCGCTGGCAAGGTTACTGCGTCCAGAGTTGCGGACGTAGTAGCCAAGACTAAGACAGGTTACTCAGCTTCACGGGCGAATTACATTGCTCAGTTGGTAGCTGAAAGACTTACTGGTCAACCAGCCGAGAGTTTCAGCAACGCCGCTATGCAGTGGGGAACAGAAACTGAACCTCTTGCAAGGGCAGCGTATGAGGCTAAAACGGGTGACTTGGTAACAGAGGTAGGGTTTGTACACCATCCCCGTATTGAGTGGGCAGGGGCTAGTCCAGATGGTTTTGTAGGTGGCAACCTTATCGAAATTAAATGCCCGAATACCGCAACGCATATTGACTACCTGTTAGCAGGAAAAGTGCCTGAAAAGTACAAGCCTCAGATGAGTTGGCAAATGGCTTGCACAGGTTCGGAGTGGTGCGACTTTGTTAGCTTTGATAGCAGGCTACCAGACAAGCACAAGTTACTCATTGTCCGCTACCAAAGAGAGGATGAATACATCGCTGAATTGGAAGCAGAGGTGACAAAGTTTTTGGATGAAGTAAACGAAATTATTAACAAATTGGAGAAACTCTAATGGCCGCAATTGTAACGATTGCTTGCCCGTGCTGCGGAAGGAAATACGAAAGAACAAAAAAACAGATTAACGTAGTTGTTAAGCGTTCAGGGCGCTGGACTTGTAAAACTTGCGTTCTTCAAGCTAGGAATAAAAACAACTCAAGACCAATAGGTGCAAAACGCATACATAAACAAAAGGGATATGTGCTAGAGAAAACAAAAACAGGATGGAAACAGCAGCACAGATTAATTATTGAAGAACATATAGGCCGAGAAGTTAAAGATGATGAGGCCGTTCATCATATTAACCACATAAAAACAGATAACAGATTAGAAAATTTAATTTTAATGAAGCACGGTGAGCATACTCGCTTACATAACTTAGAAAGGGCAGCAAATGGCCGCAGTTAATAAATGCATTTTTATTGGCAATCTAGGGAAGTCTCCAGAAGTGCGTTTCCTGCCTAGCGGGGATGGAATGTGCAACTTTTCAATTGCCGTCACTGAATCCCGCAAAGGTAAAGACGGTAACAAGGTAGAGCATACCGAGTGGGTACGCATTGTGATGTTTGGTCGGCAAGCTGAAATTGCTGGTGAGTATTTGAAGAAAGGCTCAAGCGTTTACCTAGAAGGCCGCTTGCAAACTCGGAAGTGGAAAAACAAAGAAGGCGTTGACCAGTACACCACAGAAGTAGTCGCGGAAAAAATGGTAATGCTTGGCGGTAAGGGTATGACGCAGGACGTTATACCGGATGAAACTGGCGGCATAGCTGAATTGGACAATGATTTACCTTTTTAAAGACATTTGGCTCCTTTGCTAAATAACGGTTATGTCCTGTGTCCCCGCATAAATCCGTTTAAGGACATATTTATGACCATAAAAGTAAACAACGTCTTGATGCCAATGCATCCATACGGTTGCCATCAGACAAAGCCTAAACAGATGCCTACAGTGGTTAGTCATTCGCAGACCTACACGGTGAACTGGCCTATGGCAATGAGTACAAAGTGCAGGTATGACGCGAAGGCAAGCGATAAGCGGTGCGCTGGATGCAATAAGCCATACGACGATGAGTACGTTGATAGCCTGAAGCCAGTTGCAGATTTTGAAGTGTTTACAGGAGAGCGTGAGTGAAATACCTGTCAGTTTGCTCTGGCATTGAAGCGGCATCCGTAGCGTGGCACAAGCTAGGTTGGGAGCCAGTTGCTTTTAGCGAGGTTGAGCCGTTCCCTTGCAAGGTGTTAGCGCACCATTACCCAGACGTTCCAAATTGGGGCGATATGACTAAATTTAAGGAGTGGCCTGATGCAACTATCGATGTTCTCGTTGGAGGAACCCCCTGCCAATCATTCAGTGTTGCTGGACTTAGAAAAGGACTGGATGACCCGCGTGGCAACCTCATGCTTACCTATCTTGCCATTGCTGCAAAGTATCGCCCCACTTGGGTTCTTTGGGAGAACGTTCCTGGAGTGCTGTCATCCAACGGAGGAAGAGATTTTGCCACCTTCCTTCGCGGGTTGGCAGAGTGCGGGTATGGGTACTCTTACCGAGTCCTTGACGCTCAATTTACCAGAACACCCACTTTCCCTCGCGCCGTTCCACAACGAAGAAGGCGTGTGTTCGTTGTCGGACATCTTGGAAGTTGGCAACGTGCCGCAGCGGTTCTTTTTGAGCGCCACAGCTTGTCGGGGCATCCTGCGCCGAGCAGAAAAAAGGGGGAAGAACCTTCCGCAACAATTGCAGCACGCTTTGAAATCAGTCGCAACAACCATGAAGAATGCGTAGCGCAAACATTGTTGGCAAGAGATGGTGGATTTGATTTAGATGTTGAAACGCCAGTTGTTTGTGCTGACGTTGCCCCTACCCTAGACACAAGCTACGCAACAAAACTTGGTCAGGATAACCAGCATATCAACGGGGGGGGGGGGATTGTTTGTCAGTTGCAAGATGCCTGATAACCAAGAATCGCATGGACTTTGAAACTGAAAACTTTGTGGTGAGCAAATGAACGATATAGCTTTTGGATGGCAGAACAGTAGCCAGCAAGGAGCAAGCGTTAGTGAGGATGTAACTCCTACGCTTGATAAAAGTAAAACGCCAGCAGTTAAGACGGGAATGTCCGTTCGTCGATTAACGCCAACAGAGTGCGAAAGACTACAGGGCTTCCCTGACGGATACACCGACATTATGCCAAACGGCAAACCTACACCAGACGGCCCACGATACAAGGCGCTTGGGAATTCGATGGCGACAAACGTCATGGAGTGGATAGGGATACGGATACAACAAGTGAGTGAGATTAAATGAAACCGGAAGAAATCATAGAACTAGCCCGCAAGCACGGCTTCATGTACGAGTTTTATACGGGGCATCCTGACGACAATGTATTTCAGTTTAGATTTCTCCACCAAGAACTCATCGCCTTCGCCACCGAGATACGGAACAGGACGTTGGATGAGGCTGCGGACTACATGGAAAGCAATGACGCTGGGTATGCCCACAACATCCGCGCACTAAAGGGAGATGAGAAATGAGTCTATTAGCACACGCAACGTATGGGTCAACTGACTTTACGATTGAGAAAAAGTCTATGTCTGCAAAAGCGCAGAGCGAGATAGTTGAAGCAAAACGTATTCAACATCAGCTTCGGTGTACGTGGACAGAGGCTTTGCGTATAGCTTGCAAGGGAGATAAGAAATGAGTGACGATATAAAGCCAGTTGCATGGAGCAAAGGATTTCCATATATGCAGTTTGCTAGAACAATAGAAGACGCTGAAGAATGGGGGTGCAAGGTTGGACTATACGACCAAGCAACAGTCGAAGCACTACAAGCCAAGGTGTCGGCTCTTGAGGAAGAAATAAAAGTTTTGAAGGAAAGCAAAAATGGCTAATGAACTAGAACGGTTTATGAAGAAAGTTGAAAAGACTGAATCGTGCTGGATTTGGAAAGGAGCTACAACTCGACCGCGAGAACACCCAAGGGCATACGGTCAGTTTTACTATAACGGTAAAACAATAGTTGCCAGTAGGGCATCGCATCTTCTGTTTGTTGGTGAAGTTCCAGATGGCATGGACGTGTGCCATACCTGTGACAACCCTTTATGTGTAAATCCTAATCATTTGTTCATAGGAACAAGAAGTGAAAACATGAAGGACTGCGCTGATAAAGGAAGGTACTTTATTCAAGAGAATCCGCATCTAACTCATACAGCAAAACTTTCTCCGTCAGACGTTTTAGACATAGTTGCTCTAAAAGACAAATTCACTATAAAGGAACTGGCAGAAAAATACGGCGTGACCATCGTTTCAATAGGTGACATTTATCTAGGCAAAACATGGAGCAAGGTTACTGGAATAGGTTGTGAAAAGTAACTATCAAACGTATATCAGTCAGGAGGAATCAAAAATGAAACAGAGCCACATGGAAGCGTTGCAGTTCTGCCTTGATAACTTTGCAGACTTATCTAACGACGATTGGAAAGACCACGGACTAACACTTGCTGATTTTAAAGGGGCGAGAGCAATAGTAAGAGATGCAAAAACCTGCCGCGCCATGCTCCGCGAGATTGTGGAGGCGTATGACTTCTGCTCTGACTTCGATGCACCGGAAGCAGAGAAGATGATGGATAAAGCGCGGGGGATGTTGCAATAAGTTTACGGGGCAGAGAATAAGGCATATCAGCTAATGCTGTTTGCGAAGGCTTTGACGCAGTGAGCCGATGCCGAAATAGATTGTGCGCCCCACCCATTAAGGTTAAATAAGGTAGGGAGTTATTAAATGATACTTACAGAAGATGAAATAAGAACTCTTACTGGCAAGCACAGACCTTCCGCACAGATGAAGGAACTGGACAACCTTGGCATTAAGTTTAGTCGGCGGCTGAACGGTACGCTGGTTGTTTATAGTCATCAGCTTGAGGCAAGGCAGGAAGTATTACCAGACTTTTCATCACTGGCGGCATAAGGATAAAAAATGATTTGCCAAGAATGCAACTCTGAATGCACCTCGTTAAGCAACTACAACGCTGAACACAAGATGATTTGCACACGTTGCAACATCAAGCGTCTTGGCATTTACGACAACTTGAGACGAGATGACTTAATCAAAAAGTTGACTGATGCACATAGAGAGATGCATTGCCTTAACCAGAATGTAAAAAACGTGTGGCAACAAATGGCAGGGGCTAATCAGGAAATAGCCGACCTGAAAGAGTTATTGCGTGGATGGTGGTGGTACGGAGATGGCACTGGAATGACTACACCGCTTAAGGATAAGACCAAGCAAGCATTAGGAAACCTAGTTCCATGATTCACTACCACGGCACTCCTATCAGTGGCGCATCAACAGTTGGCTATGCCGCACTGAAGAATGCACACGCTTGCGTTAGTTATGCTTGCATGGACGCATTCCCTACGGTGATGGAACATTGCTCGTCTTTCATGTTCGATAACGGCGCATTTTCTTTCTGGAAGTCTGGAACACCGACAAATTGGAACGAGTTTTATAGCATTGTTGGTGACTTGATAAGGGTTCCGCACTTTGACTGGTTTCTATGCCCTGATGTTATTGACGGCACAGCAGAGGATAACGATGCCCTGCTTCTGGATAACCCATATCCAAAACATTACTCAGTTCCAGTTTTTCACCTGCATGAGCCGATAGACCGTGTAGTTAGGTTGGCGCATGAGTACCCAAGAATCGCCCTTGGAAGTTCAGCTGAATACTCCAAGATTGGAACGGTTAAATGGCACTCCAGGATGCGGGAAATATTTTCTGCCATTACTGACAAGCAAGGCCGTCCGATATGCAAAGTCCACGGTCTGCGTATGCTTGACCCAAAGATATACACGCAATACTGCTTTTCATCTTGCGACAGTACAAACCTTGCCAGAAATGTAGGGATAGACAAGGCATGGACAGGTGGATATGCGCCAGCAAGCAAGGAAGTTCGCGCAACGGTATTAAGAGAGCGCATTGAGCAGTATCAGTCTCCTATGTTTTTCGATAGGGCAAACACAATGGTACAAGTGGAAATTGATTTGTTTGGGATGGCAGCGTAGGGGCATAATATGGCAATGGGCCGTCCTAAAATCCACAATAGAAACCTACCGCAGCATCTACGGATGAAGCGAGATTGCTATTATTATGTGGCGCATGGTAAGTGGATTCCGTTAGGCAAAGACCTGTCCATAGCTAAAATGAAGTGGGCAGAATTGGAAGGCGTAGCAAATAACCAGACGTTCAACTCTGCTCTAGACAAATACTTAATCAGCACAGACTTTACAAAACTAGCACCTAATACTCAACGCTCATACCAAGGCGCGGCAAAGAAACTGCGGGATGTGTTCGGCAGAGTATCCTGCAAGAACATAACGTCAGCACATATCTACCAGTATTTAGACCAGCACCCATCAAAAGCAGTTGCCAATATCGGTCTGGTCGTTATCAAGCAATCACTGGAGAAGGCTAGACGCTACGGATGGATACAGGTAAACCCTGCTAACGATATAGAAAAACACACGCTACAAGGCCGTAAACGATACCTAGAGGATACAGAGTATCAAGCCATCTATAAAAACGCCTCTGACACGCTTAAAAGCATCATGACGCTGGCTTATTTATCAGGCCAAAGACCGATAGACATACGCAAGATAGAAATGTCAGATATCCGTGATGACGGACTGTATATACATCAGCAGAAAACAGGTGCAAAGCAGTTGTTCATGTGGACGGATGACTTGAGAGAAGCAATCAGGAAGGCGAAAGAGGTTAAAGGTATACGGTTAAGCAAGATGCTGTTTGTGACCGTTAGAGGTGTAGCGGTCAGCGAAACTACTTTATGGAAGTGGTGGAAAGAGGCTTGCGCCAAAGCAGGGATAAAAGAGGCACAGTTTAGAGACATTCGGGCCAAGTCTGCTACGGATGCAGAGAATGAAGGACAGGACTATCAGGCCATCCTTGGACACACATCGAAGGCCATGTCTGACAAGTACGTTAAGCGGTTTAAGACGCAGAAGGTGCAGCCGCTACAGAGGAAGATATGAGAATACAAAGAGAATAATATGAGAACACATCATATTTTAAACAACTAAAACAATACGTTAGGACAATGCAGTGCTTATCACCAGTAAGGTAGTGAAAATGGCTGAAAAGCTATACTACATATAGCGTTTGGTGAGTATAGCATTTCTCATATTGGGCAGATTTAACGGTCTATAAACTGCATAACTGCGTGATGGTAAAAATTAATATGAGAACAGATTTGCACAGAACGTGAACAGTAAAAAAACAAAACCCGCCACTAGGACGGGTTAGGTTTAGGCGTTATCTCCGCACGGCCTCTGCTTGCGCCCCTGCCTTCATCACCACCAAGTCATTTTTATCTGACCGCCATTTACTTTCAATCCGCTGGCCCAACGCGGAAGGGTACTAATGTGATGACAACAGGCATTGATAACACCTAAAAACAATATACCACTTATTTTTTCTTTAGTGAATCTTTTTCGTATGTTGTAACAAAAACTGGACGTCCATTTTCTATTTTGTAAATTCCCAAGTCTCCGTTTGGGCTTCTCAATACATATCTATTTGGAACGCCGTTAGACAGGCTCATGTCAACAACTGCTGTGTCACCAAACGCCCGTCTAAATGTATTTGCAACTTGCTTTATAGGCGTGCCATCAATAGTTCTTTCATCTAAAACGTGTCCACCATCGTGAGGCTTTAGCATAACATTGTTGTCTGAAATAACTCCACCAGCCGCCCTTGTGTCCTTCATTTGTTGATTTGACAATGATGCAACGCTATCTATTGGCTCTAACTTTTCCCCTTTTCTTAATGAGACAAGGCCATTTTTAAACTTATTAAATTGGACATCATTAACGCTCATTCCAAGAAGACCATGCGCTGTTTCTGGTGAAGCAATTATGCCCCCAGAAGTAACATTGCCGGCAAGATTAAGCGCACGTTCTAGTGGCTTGTTGCTTTCAACATACCGCATAGAATCATCAACCAGCACGCCACCCATGTTTTTGCCTGTGTAAGAATCAGCAGGAGCGTTAAATGCGTCAGCAAGCAATCCAAGTATCTGAGACTTACCTAGCTTTCTCTTAGCCGTACTTAACAGGCCGTCAATGTAATCAGCCATTACTTGCCCCCCATTATCTCGGTCTTTCTGGCGCTACCAGCAGAACTTCCGAAGTAATAAGCACATATACTTGCCCAAGCCGTACCCAATGAGCCAAGCATTACCAGCAGAGCATCCCCGCCACGTTCAGGAGCGCCATAAGCAAGCATCCATCCTAAAACGCCAAAGAAGCCAACAGAAACGCCGAATGCAAGTATTGAAGGGGTAGCGTCACGCAAAGCCATTTCGCGGCTTCTAGCGTTAGCCCTGTCATCGGCGGCTATCTTCTCTAAGTCTGTAATTTGCTTAAAGCCCATAGATTGCATTTGTACCTGAAAGTCTTGGTCTGCTTTCTTCAGAGCAAGCATTTGTTCAGGAGTTGCGCCAGCTACAGCAGCGGCTATTTCTTCTGAAGTTTCGCCTACAGTAGAGCCAATTACTTCACCTACTTTTTTAGCCGCCATTCCAATTAACGCTGGAACCCCACCAGTAGCCGCAGCGCCAACCCAAGGAAGTACAGTTTTAAGAAAGTCCATAATTATCCCCTAAGCAATCGCTATCAAAGCAAAAAGAGATACGAATATAAGCATGGCAGAGATAATCCATGCCCATAGGGGCGGGTCAAATTGTTCATCACTCATACAATTTCCAATGTAATTTCGTCTTTGTTGATATATGCGGTGTTTATTTTCTGAAATACCCTGTTGAACGCTTGCCTGGAATTGCCGAGGAAGTTTTCCGAAAATTGCGGGACATCGCCCAACAAAATACATCCTTCAGTATCAGCAGAGGTATTACCGCTGTGAATACGAACACCACTAAAGTTAGGAACATCAAGCAAGAGAGGCAAATTTCGCTTAAACCTCTGACTGTAAGTAACTGTGACTTTGTACACACCAGTAGGAATGGCGGTTTCGTGGGGTATCTTAATTTCACGTTCAATGTCCTCTAGTGTGTAGCAAGCTGGAAGGTCATCAATGTAGAGAGTGCCAAACGTGCATTTGGTCGCGCCGCATTCTCTGTTTCTAATTAGCTTCATTTTCATAATGCAACTTCCCCATCACCCCATAAGCCGTTTAATTGCTGTATATCCTCCCAATCACTGACCACTGGTTCTTCTGGGCAGTCGCAAACATCGTTTTGGGGTAAGTAGGTTTTATTGCACACGGGGCAGGTTTCCAATAAGTTAAGAATTGAAACTTTCATAGGTGGTTTTCCAACAGGTAGCGGGTAGAAACAGCCATTTCATCAAATGAGCCATCAACAACTTCATGCAGGACGTAAATGCCACGCCAGTGAATGTTCGATTGATGGTCTAAGTAGTCCTCATCCCACGGGTAACACGAACCCGCGATAATTGCGGTCATTTCCTTACCGTCAGCACGTTTGCCGTAACTTATTTGCCGACCTTGCTGGTGTCCAGCTACGCAACTCATGTGCTTCTTAGTAAGTAGCGCAGCAGATGACGTTATTGGCTTGCCCATTACACCGGAGGTGAAATAGTGCGAGTAACAAATTCCGTCAATTGCTATAACTTCCAGAAACGGTATAACTTCCCACTCTTGGTAAGGTAAATCGTTAAGAGACACTAAACCGTCTAACTTTGGGTCATCGTTAATAGCGCGTAATATTCGTTGTTCGTGGTTGCCAAGAGTTAGCACCATTCTTGGGGAGTATGTTTTCTCTTTGTTGCGTCTTGCCCTAATGTTGTACTCACGCAATGGGTCAAGAAGGGCATCCATTGCCTCTTTAGCGGCTTTAATGTCATTAACGTACCGTCTGCCTTCAAACGCTTTTTTGCCTACGTCATAGGACGATAGAGAAGGCATATCCGCAAAGTCGCCAATACAAATAATTACGTCCGGTTTCTGCTTAACTATGTAATTACCAATTGCTGTTAAGAATGAGAAGTCTTTATCAGGCTTCGCCTGTACGTCCGTTATTACTAAATGACGTTTCAATTAAGTAGCACCTGTTCACGGTCTAGCAGTTGAATGTAAGTTTCCTTGCCACCAATCAGAATTCCCCTGCCATCCTCTAACTCAAAGATGATGACTTCTTCTTCAGGGTCTATTGATATGCCCACAATTTCAGCGCCAAGGTATTCGTCAATGACTTCATCTATCGAATCGGATTGAGTCATTTCCAAGTTACCTTATCGTGAAGAAATACAAAAAAGCCGCCGAGGAATACAGAAATAGCCGCCAGTGCTTTTACAAACTTTAAAACGCCTACGCCTTGTTGCCATGCAAGGATTATTTCCTCTAGCAATGGGCCGTTTCTTTCTTCCTCTGCCAAGTGCTTAGACATAGCGCCAGTGAGTGCGTCTAGCTTCCTGCCTAGTGCTTCTATAGCGTGTTTCATCTCCGTTAGTTCGGCGCATACTTCTGGGTCGGGGTGGGGCATAAGCATTTCCATTTTTATTGTTTAATTCTTGGTCTAAATTTGAACTTCGGCTCATCACCTAACGCCCATCCGTAGTCCACCGTTATGGGGCCAATAGTGACACCACGGTACTCCCAAGCCCAAGTCTGATGGTTCGATAGGTACAGTCTTCCCCAGTTGCTTACAGGGTTACGCAAGCAGTAAAAGGTAAACGTCTGGAGGAAGTCTTCAGGGTCGGATACAGAGCCATGCTTAATCGGCATTGGGTACTTTGTGTTGCCGAATATCGTTGTAGCGCCTGACCAGTTAGTGCAGAGGATTAGGAAAGGCACAGCGATAAACGACAACAGGACAACAGGCAGGTACGCTGTCACCCATATCAGGAATGACGCGATAAAGTGTAGCCACTTCATTTAACTATCGCCGCCCTAGCCGCTGAACGTGCAAACTTAACATCGTCAGGGATAGCAACGCCAGTTTCAGCAAAGCGGGTCACGTACCAATCTGTATCTGCGAGGTAGGCAAGCGAGGCGGTGTTCAGCTTGGATTGATTCTGCTGTGCTATCTGCTCGTCAGACTTGGGGGTAACTGTCAGAGTGCCATCTTCGTTTTCTGTCCAGTAGAACAGTTCAGGGTCAGGGTAAACAGGGTCAGGCACTTCGGTTACGCCCAAGGCTTCACGCAACGCAGGGTCGCGGAGGTTGGGGTAGGTTGTGTCGTTGACGGTCAGTTGCGCGTCTATGTTAATTTTGCGGTTGTTAAGTAGAAACATAATTACCTCGCGTTAGCGTAGTTGAATGGGTACTCGGCAAAAGCCATACCAATAATCGTATTGCCCGAACCGTTTACGTTTGAGTTTGCAGACCGTAGCTTGAATCCGTTGCTTACAAAGTCGCTGTCATAGAAACCGTTTGTTGTTTCGACTGAACTGCTATTCGGGAATAGTGCGCTTTCCTCTTTGTTGTAAAGGTTTCGCAGGGTATCCAATACAACCCAATCGGTAGCGGCGGCACTGGCATTTTTCAGCAGGACGTACTTGGGGCGGAAGCCTAGCCAGACCATAGGGCCGTCAGCGTTTGCATTGCCCGTAAAGCTGAACGCCTTGCTGAACCCTGCTACTTCGGCGAAAACGTAGCTAACGTATGTCCTTGTGTTCTCATTTACGCCACCAGCAGAACCAAGACTGAACACGGTTGAAGTGGGCGAAGTGCTGTTCCACTTGGTAGCGTCTGTGGCCTTTGCGTTAGTTGATTCCAGCAATAGGAATTCAGTGTTCGCAAGTCCTGTGTGCCATACGTTCCAAGAATATCCAGTTCCTGCCCGCGCCTTACAAATCACCATCTTCGGCGCTACACCCAACCCATGTCCTACCGTAGCGTTAGCACCCGTTCCCGTATAAGTAACAATCGAAAACCCAGCCGTGGTGTTAGCGGATACCTGTGAGGTGATAGAGCCTGCGGTGTTGGATACTGCTGCGCCGCCTGCTTTCCATACGAAACCGACATAGCTTCTATTTGGGTAGCTTGCCGTGTTCATGTTTACCGCGAACTGGTACGTTGTTTCAAACGGCACTGTGCCATCTACCAGCGTGAATCCAGTGGATGAGAAGCTACCTACCGCACCGTAGTCAGATGGCGTTATTTCAGCGCCAGTTGTGTTTGACGATATGTACTTGTTTGAGCCGCGAACCGAGTCGCAAATAATGTGGCTCATGCTGGTAGAGCGGTCTTTAATCCACACCAAGTCAGCCTGACAGTTTGTAGCTATAGACCTATTATTTGCGTTGTTCCCTGTCCATGTTGGTATGTCAAAATGCAGCTTCGGGTTAGCGATGGCTGGCGTGGGGAGGTTTGCGGTGCAGAGTGCTTTGTAGCCTGTGGGCGGTGTGTAGGTGAAACTGCGTTGTCCGAAGTTGATATTTCCAGTAGATGCCGCCCCACCTCCACCCGACGCAGTGGCTACTGCATTAACAACCAACCCACTTATGGATATAGAACCTTGCGATGCGTTATTCTTGTAGAACTCTACTGTTCCGCCGGTCATGTCTAGCGCAACGCCAATAACATCCCCTGTCGTGTACGATGCCCCATACGCCGATGACGCCCCGTTTACTAATTTAACCCCAGTTGATGCGTAAGTTATTGCTGACGTATTTCTAGCTAACAACCCAACCTCTTGGATGCCAGTATCATTTGCTTGCGCCGTGTATAGCGCTTCCCAATACCATTTACCAGATGTTACGGCTACAGATGTTTGGAAGTTGCCTGTGCCGTTTGGTATGGAAAACCCAAGTGCTCCGTTAGACCATGTTGCCCCGCTAGGTAACAGAGGATTTCCTGTGGCATAGTTATTCGTAGGCGTGTCCGTCATCCAGCAATCAGATACCCCTGCGCTACGGGTGAAGCTAGTCAGCGTCCAGTTGTTCTTACTGCTGTCGGTTAATCCAAGCTGACGGTCATAGCCTAGTGTGGTCGTGCTAGAGCCATCGTTGAACGGTAGGTAGAACCCGTTAGTGCCGTATGTGCCTGTGTACTTCTTTGGCTTCCATTGTCCTGTGGTGGGGTCGGTTGCGCCGAAGGAGGATGGGGTTAAGGCTTGACCGTCAATGAAGTTGATTTCGGATAGGTAGCCATCGTGGTAGTTCGCCGCAGACCTAGAATCACGACCTAAATAATTGCCCGCTGTCGTTAAGTTTATGCAGTAATCCTGATTGGATACGGCTGTAGAACCCGTGTAGGTTATTTCAACGCCATTAACATATATTTTTGCTGTTGTTGCTGTCGCATCAAACTGTAGGATAATGTGATACCACGCTGATGGGTCGCGCAACAAGTTTACAGACGTTCTACTTCCCCCATCTGCCGCCGCAACAGCCGATGCAAAAACCAACGCATCACTAGACAGGTAAAATAAAAAGTAGTTATTAGCATCTATGGATGCGGCAAACAACATCTGGATGGAGGTCAACTTGCCACGCTTTACCCACCCACTCCACGTACAGGTTCTCCTATTTCCGTTAGTGCCTACCGTCCTGCTCATGTAGCTACTAGAACCGTTGAAGCGGATGGAGTTGGGGATTGAGTAGCTGCTAGAGTTACTTGCTGGAAACGTAAACATTACGCAAGACCTATCGCGCTACCGATGAGCAACATAGAGGTGCCATCGTAATAGAAGGTGAATACGTCTATAGCACTCGCTCCAGTGGACAACGTAGGAGTAGTTCCAGAGGGAAACTTGAACCCTGTATAAGCAGAAATAAGTCTGCTACCAGTGCCGTCCTGTGTCAGCTTCAGCGTGTAGAAAGTACCTGCAACGCCACCAGATACGGACAGAGTGGTGATGTTACCTGCGCCGAAGGTAAGTTCTAGTACCTGACCTGCGGTTAGCGTCCATGTGTATGCGGCGCCAGCGGTAGCGGTTGCTGTTGCGCGGAAGGGAGTTTGGGTAGCTGTCCAAGACTGTGCAACGGCAAGTTTGGCGTAACCAGTGAGCGAGTTTGTAACGCTTACGTTTTGCAGTTGAAACTGTGTGCCGTCATAAACTACGGTAACTACTGCGCCACTAGGAATGTCACCCGCTACCAATGCGGTAGCACCATTCTTGGTAATCGACTTAGCGCCGAGTGATGATATATTCAGCGTTACCGCACCCGTATTAGCACCAACGGACACAAAGCGGAATGTCTGACCAGCAGCATAAGCTGAAGGCGTAGGACTAACCCCTGCGGTGATAGTGTCAGCACCTGTTACGGACGATAGCCAGGAGAATGCGCCAGCCTGTACTTGACCCAAAGCAGCATAATCAGTCAGTGCAGAGCCGTTAGCTACCCCTGTGTGCTTATAGCCACCCATAGGCAAGTTAGCAACGGGGACAGTCTGACCGTCATACGCGATAGACTGCGTAATAGCGGTAGCAAGGTCGCTGGTTAGAGTGTTAAATGTGGTGCTGGATATGGTCGTGCCAGTGACTACTGGTTGACCTGCTGGCAATGAGTATGTACCGCTACCGTTTCGGGCCATCGTCGCTTCCTTCTATGTCGCCTCACGGCGATTGGTAAATTTTAAACTAAAGGGGTATAGTTATCTAATGGAGCCTTGGCAAATTGCGTTATTTCTCAAACCAATAGCAGTTTTAATACTATTCGGTGTAATTGCCATGCCTTTTAGGTTTTTAGTGCAAAAGTATATGAATGACGGAAAGTTAAAGCGTGTTTTCTTATTCCGCATTCACGACCGCTGGTAATGCAAACATAGGTGCTTGTGCGGCCTGTCCTAATGCTTTCAGTGCTTTTGCTATTTTGTTAGGCGCAATGCCAGCAGATTTCATTAACGTAGCGGCTTGCCTTGGGTCTTTAAGTGCTTCAGCAAGTTTCAATCTAACCGCTTCGTCAGCATTCCCATAAAGCAAATCCCCTGCACGCTTAACCCATCCACCCGGAACCGAACCTACAGACTGCAACCAGTTAGGGACGCCAGAAGCAGACATAATGTGCGACATTGCCGCCTTTTGGATTGTGTCGGAACCGCCGCCCTTCCCTAGCAGTTCGCCCATTTTTATAAGTTCAGAATCAGACAAAACATTGTTAAGCGTTTGCATTTTGCTTGCGCCCAATGTGTCAGCAAGGTTTGCACCTTTAAAGCCAGTTACGTTTTGTGCAATAGTGTCGCCATTGTCCCTCACTGCCCTTGCCAAACTGTCATAATTAAGTGACAAAGGGTTGTCCATATCACGATAGGTTGCAGGGATAAACTTTCTGCCCAATTCGTTGCCAACTTCATTGCTGTTAATTGGCTTGCTCATTTTGGCAAATGTTTGCTTGGCAGCGCCATAAATAGGCAAGTTGCCTTCTAGCCATCCGTTAAACGCCCTTTTAACATCGCCCACACCGGAAAGTTGACTAACTTCTGCTGTGCTTCTTGGGTCTATGTTTGTCAGCTTGTCCAAAGCAATCTTTACTTCGTGAAGCCACTCGCCTTTATATTGTTGTGGTATTTCGTCAAAATTCATTAACGGTTTGCCATCAGGACCAACAATAAGACCAGATTTAGCAGGCTCACCATTTATTTCAAATGGCTTGCGTATGTTTGCAAACTTCTGATTTGCGGCGTCAACAGCCGCCTTGCCTGCCGGAGTTTGAAGAATTGAATCCAACTCCTTGTCCGATGTAATAACTGACTTTTTAGCCATATCGTACATTGTATCTACGGCCTCAGTTCGGGCCGCAGACAAGTCTGCTGTTTCTCCACCTATTCCTCTTACAGCATTAGCCAATGCGCCGCGCTGTTGCTCTGCAACACTTCCAAAACCTTGCGGGTCAATAGCCCTTGCGGCACGTTCCATTGAAGCTAAACCAGAATCGGCTGAAGCCTGTCCAACCGTAGGCGCAAAGCCTTTTGTCTTGCCTGTGTTTTTAAGCAAACTAGCATAAGCCGAATCAGCATCAGAAGCACCCCTGCGAAGTACGCCGCCTGCAATACGGTCAAGGCCAGATTGAGTAAACGGGTCAACTACTGCCGCTTTAGCTGTAGACGCAACGCGACCAATAGCCGGTAATGCGCCACCAAATCCACCACCGACAACCATATTGCCAACCCTGCTGTCATTCTCGCCAACAGGTTGAAGTGCGCCCATTACAGAGCCAATCAAAGCGCCGCCGCCTATTGTGTTGGCGCCCGGAATGGCAGCAGTAGCAGCAGCAGGTATGAGGTTGCCAAAAATGTTACCCGCAGTTCCAGCGCCCGTGTCCATAAGTGCCTTGTCGCGGGCGTTTGCTTCGTCTATGTCTTTACGGTCTACAACGCCAGCAATCTGCCCAATGCCACGGCCCATGTCATAAATGGCTTTGCCAGTTCCAGCAAAAAACTTCTCTGAATTAGACATATCCGCAGTAACATCAATGGGCTTTTCTTGAGCCTGTGGCTTTTGTTGTCTTGCTAGTTGATAGGCTTGTGCAACGGTTTCAAATTCTGGCGTGCCAACCTTGTCCTTATTGGCAACAATCCATGATGCGTATTCTTCAGCACTTGCCATTACCTGCCCCTTTTAAGAATAGCGTCAGCCTCATTTAGTACATTAGGCTTTGCTGGCATTTTCTCGTCTCTAGGAAGTACCTGAACCCTGTCAGACGTTCCACCTTGACGCAAAGAAACACGGTTTTTAATGTCGTTAAGGATTTTCTGATTAGTGTCTGAATCGTAATCAGTGCTAGGAAGTTGCATACCGTACTGTTTTTGCTCTTGGTCAGACAAAGCACCTTCGCCCGGAATCCTGAACAATGTCCGCAACTCAGTAGACAACTGTTCGCGCAAGTTATCAAAGCGTTTTGCCTCTTGATAGTTGGTCAATTTGCCAACCTTGCCAGACATACCCAAGAAACCGCCTTGACTTGTTTTGCCAAGTTGACCAGTTCCGGGTATTACGTTGCCTGCATCATCCCTATTGCCTTCAAACTGCTGAATAACATAGTTAAGAGAAGATGCCGCATTTTGTTTGTCTGGTGACAGAATACGCTGCCCATTAGGATTCTCAGGGGTAGGAGGTTTAACCCATGTGTCAGAGCCAGAGTCATATTTCCAATCCCCACCAGAAGCGGCGGTGCGTCTAGCTTCTGCGCGTGTTTTGGCATTTTCACCCGCTTGGAAACCTTGCTGCGCTTGCAGTTGTTTCCATTGTTGTGCAAACAGCTTATCTTGCTGACTAAGCTGGAAACCTTGCGAATCGTCCTGCATGATGCGCTGAAATTCTCTATCTGCGCCCTTGTCGGTGACTTGCCACTGGCGTTGAGTATTCATGTCTTGCAAATGGTCGCCACGGTTGCGCCCGTAAACAAAATCCTCACGCCCTGCTTGATAGCTTCTATCGTCCAGTTTGTCAGCACGCCCACGCGAGTAATTAGCTTCATTCTGCGCGAGGTTTACCAGTGCTTCATTACTTCCACCGTTAGCCAAGTATTGAGCAATAGACTGTGCGTAGTCAGGCTGAGTAGTTACCGTCTGAGTAGCCCCCGGCATACCGCCAGCATCTTCATAGCTTAAATCTTGCTCAGACTGTTGAGGCTTCAGGCCACCAAGCAGTTGCGTGGCTAATTCCTGTTGCTTGGTTTTTTCACCGTTGATAATGTCCAGTTGCTTCTGGTCTGCATCAGCCAGTTGCTTGTTAGCCTGATAACCCTTCAACCCTTGGGCCAAGTATTGAGTAATCGAAGGGGCAACATAATGACCACTTACCATTTGGCCTTCCGGCATATCGGCAGACTGTTGCTTGAGTGCTTCGGCCATTTGGCGTTGACGTTCAATCTGTGCGTTTTGCAGTTCCCATTCGCCGGGAAGGATGCCGCTTGCGCCCTTAAAGAAGTTTACATTTTTAGCCATTATTTACCCTTAACCTAACAGGCCACCAGAAATAGCGGAGCTTCCAAGACCGAACAAGCCGCCCATGAAATTGCCTTTAGCCGCGTTTTTAGCGTTAGTAGCACCAAGCTGTGCGTTGTATTGAGCATTAGCCGCACCAAGTAGGTCAGGGCCACCGACATTTGCTTGCGAACCAGGAGCGTTAAACTGTGGCAGGTTCATTTGTGCGCCAGTCCGAAGCGCGTTAATGACGTTAAGCGGCCTATCCTGCGAAGAATATTGCTCCTGAATACCTTGGGCGCGGGCTTGTTGACCAGTGTTAATGCCTTGCAATGCAGCTTGGACGTATGCATCATTCCTGCGGTTGTTAAAGCCGCCCATTTCACCGTTGAAGGCTTCGGAGTTTTGCATAATCCCTTGGTTAGCTAACCTAGTGCGGAGTGCATCTTCCTCTTTGGCAAACTGCGGAGCAAGGCGCGACATAACGGCATCTTGTACCGCTTGGCCTTGAATCGAAGGTTGTGCAAGTTTGGATTCATTTAGCGCGGTATTAGAGAGAAGGTCATTAACCTGCCCCAATCCCTTGTTAGCCGTGTCCAGCAGTCCGAGGTCAAGCGTATTATTCTTGTCCAGCTTGGCCTGTTCGGTTGGGCTAAGAATCGTGTCAGACCGCCAATGGTCTACATTACCGTCTACGCCATTGGTATAAAGCAAATTACCGTAAGGCGTGTATTGGTCAATTCTATTGGCAGTTGCCGTGGCTCGTGCAGCGTCAAGGTTTCCTGCGGCTGTTGCTGCGGCGGCTCCTGCGTAGTCTGGTGGTGCTGGTGCTTTAGATTTGCCCATTATTTATTTCCCGGTTTTTGATACGCACCCATAGGGCGCTGATAGCCACTCAATGCTGAAGCTATAGCCTGTGGAGACTGCACAGCACCGTCCTTACCAATAAAAGAATACATACCTTCATTGTTCGCCAATCCTGAAGCGGCTTTTAATGTAGCCAAGTCAGCATTAGTTAGCGATGGGTCAACAAACTGATACCCCTTAACAATCCCGTTACCAGACTTAACCCCATACAGTTCGTTAAACTTTTGTATAGCAGTCTGGTCGCCATTCATTTGCGACAACATAGTGTTAGCCAATTTGCGCGAATCGCCGCCGATTTTCCCATCAGCAGATATGCGTGACATATAAGGCAATAGGTTGTAATCCCCTTTGTCCCCGCGTATGGTGTATTTTGATAAGTCAAAGGAATTACCCCTGCCATCGTTGTACGTTGTAGGGCTTAGAGAAGGGGGCGGGACGTAGTTTTGAATGCGACCATTAACCACGTTGGACTTTTTACTGCCGCCACCAGATGTTGCAAGGCCAAATGCGGTGCTGCCGATTAGTCCAGGAATGCCGCCACCTAAAGCGGCGCTAATCCCCCTGCCAACAGCAAACTTGGCTACTGACTTAAATACTTTCCCCATTGCGCCCCCATTTAAGCATTCTGCAATCCTCTTTCCATAGCACCATAATCAACATATCCGAACCATCTTCAGCGGCACGTTTCATGGTGCATTCGTGTTTAAAACCTATTTTGTAATTTAAAGAAATCGCTGCATTATTCGATGCATTTACCGTTGCGGTAATACGGTCACAACCCACTTGGTTAAAGCACCAATCAGCCATTGCCCACCATAAAGTTTTCGTTGCAGGTTTGTCGTGTCTTTGGTGGACGTAGGCATTAACACCGTTGAAGCCTTCCATCGCAAACCCGCCAACAATGTTGCCTTCAGAATTCATCCAACCTAAACCGTTTGTCGTAGGTGAAACGCACCCCTCAACTTCCTCAAACACCCACGCCGCTACTTCAGGGCCAGCAACTAGCATTAAAGTCCTATCCCGCTTTCATATAGATAAGTCGTAGCCTGCCAGCGCATATTTGAGTTTCTAGCAGCAAGCATAATGTGCATCCCTGCCGAGTAACCTACTGCCCCCACGGTCTGCCATGACTTGATGATGGATAAATCCCCACCCCATACAGCGCCATCCCACGTTGACGAATCCCATGCGCCGCTAGAAGTCACCGTAAATGTAGGACTGCCAGTAGGCGCGGTCTGGTCGTAATCGACGTTAATCCCTAGCAAAATGCCGAGTGACTGCGAGTCGGTATATATGATAGGGCGGGCTTCTTTAAACCACTTCTGGTTGTTACTGCCAAATTGGTTAAACGCTTGCAGGGCTTCAGCATTGATGTTGTTGCCATCGTCTGCCGTTGTATCCCATGCGTGACACACAGCACCAGACGTACCAAAGTAAAGGGAATTGCCTAGCGTTTCCCAGCAGTAAGCATTCCATCCTGTAAACTTGCACCACGCACCAGTAATGGTTTGCATAGCAAACTGCTGTGAAGTGGTAGCACTTGTTGGAATGTTGAGAAT